ATTCATTATAAGTCAATGTTTGACGATAATGGTCTAATCAAAGATCAAGTACTACGAGCTACTGCTGGAGAAGTACAGCTTAACTTAGATGATGGTTTAGCACGTTGGATTAACCAAGGTACTACTGCATATCCTTTTGTTAAGTTCTTAATGATGTTCCCACGTACAAGTAGTAACTATATTAAAGCTGCATCTTCGTGGACTCCTATCACTCTAATACCCGGAATCAATAAATATAGTAAAACTCTATATGCGAAAACAGATGATGACATCGCTGCTGCTTTACTAGAGCATGGCGTTGACATGGCTAGAACACCTAACGCTCGAATTATATGGGAAAACCTAAGAGCTGAGTATACAGGTAGAATGGCATTTAGTAGCATGTTAGTTGGCTCACTATGGCAATATGCTATGGGTGGTAACATACGTGGTAACGGACATTATAATGCGTCACGTAGAAACAAGGAACGTAATCAAATGGGTTATGAGCCTAAGACTGTACGAATTGGTAATTCTTGGGTAAGCTATGAAGGTCTTATAGGTATTGAACATGTGCTAGCACCTCTAGGTGATATGGCATACTATGCTAGAGACTTAGATGAATCATATCTAGAAAGTTTTATGTCTAAATTGACATGGACTGTAGCTGCTACATTTTTAAATCAGACACCTTTACAAGGTTTAGAACCACTAATATCAGTAACTAACGGTGACTTAACAGGTTGGAGTAGACTTACTGCTAACACTCTTAGATCCTTCTTACCACTATCTGGTGGAGCTGGTGTACTTAGCAATGCTATTACATCATCACAAAAAGATATAGAAGCAGAAGTTGTTAGTGTTGTCAAAAACAGATTACCATTATTCTCAAGTACACTTCCAGAACAGATAGATATATGGACAGGTCAACCACTTAATGATGTTGATAATCCATTTTTAAGAGTTCTTAATGCTGTCAGTCCTGTACAAGTAAGTGGTACAAGAGAACCTTGGAGAGTATGGTTACAAGAAACAGGCTGGAACGGGCTGTCAATGTTAAAGAAAGATTCTACAGGATCTTATGAATACACACCAGCAGAACGTGAACTAATTAATAAATATATTGGTGAACAGCAAATGTTTAGACAACTTGAGCGTATTATTAATAATCCAAGGTATCAAGAAGAAATCGAACAACTTAAATTATATCGTCAAAATAATTCTGACTTTAGTGAAGAACGGGTTAAATTACATACAGACAAATTACCTGTATTTAAGGAAATCAATAATATTGTTAGAAATGCACAAAAAATAGCAGAGCTTAGATTATTAAGAGAAAGACCTGATATCGAATCAGTTATTTTAAATCAACAACGAGCTAACGAAAGTATGCAAGAAGGCGACATAGAGGGTGCAGTTCGAGCACAAAAACAAAACGAAGCCACTCAAAATTTAATTAACATGAGGAAATAGCAACTATGAGTGCTGTTACAAGTAACGATTACATCGGTAATGGGTCCACCACCAATTACCCTTTTACATTTACATATCTTAAGGCATCAGACATTAAAGCGTCTATAGATGCAGTCGACACAACAGCTTTTACATTAGCTAATGCAACGACAGTACAATTTAATACTGCTCCAGCTAACGGAGCCAAAATCAAAATATTTAGAGAAACCGGTGTTGACACACTAACAGCAACTTTTTATCCCGGATCAGCAATTAAGTCAGAAGATCTTAACGATAACTTTACACAAAACTTATTTGTTACACAAGAGGTAAACCAACGTTATCTTAGTACTCTAGGTGGTACTATGACTGGTGATCTAAATTTAGGAGAAGATGCAAGTATAACTTTTGAAGGTGCAACAGATGATGACCACGAAACAAGGTTAACTGTAGTCGATCCGACAGCTGATAGAACATTATCATTACCTAACGTATCAGGTAACTTAGTTTCTACAGGTGACACTGGGACTGTTGCTACAGCAATGATAGCTGATGGTGCAGTTATAGAAGCAAAAATAGGAACTGCGGCAGTTACAGAAAATAAAATTCAAGGAGCCGCTGTTACAGTAACTAAAATAGGAGCGTTAGCAGTTACAACTCCTAAAATAGCTAACGATGCAGTTAACAGTACAAAGATAGCTGACGATTCGATTAACTCAGAACATTATGTTGATTTATCTATAGATACACAGCATATAGGTAACTTACAAGTTACAACTGGTAAACTAGCAGATGATGCAGTTACAGCTGCAAAAATAAGTGCAGGTGCAGTTGGAACTACAGAAATAAATACAAATGCAGTAACAACAGCTAAGTTAGCCAATGATGCAGTCACAAATGCTCAACTAGCAGACGATGCAGTATCGACTGAAAACATACAAAACGGCGATGTTACAGAAGCAAAAATAGCTAACAACGCAGTTACAGTAAATAAGATTGGTACAAACGCAGTTACGACTACAAAGATTGCAGCAAACGCAATAACTAATTCTTTAATTGCTTCTAACGCAGTTGAAAATGCTAATATAGCGGACAATCAAATAACAGCTGCAAAATTAAACCCAGCTACAGTTATTACAGCTAGTGAACAAGGATCTGCTACAACTAACGATACATCTTTCTTAACTTCAGCAGCAGCTGACGCTAGATTTTTTAATATCAGTACTGGTGATACAATTAAAGATGGTCAAACATTTCCAGACAACGATATAACTATTGCTACAACCGCAGCTATCAACGATAGAATTATTGACTTAGTTGATGAAGTGGGTGGTTTTGATATTATTGCTAACCAAACCAGTTTTCCTAATACAAACCCTCAAGGGGCTACAGGACAATCAGCTGTTATAAGTGTTAAAGAAATTACAGGTAGTGCATTAGTTCCTAGTGGTACAAACGTATCTATAGCTAACGGTAACTTAGCTAATAATGCTACTATTATAATTACAGGTGTACCTACAACTTTACCTGTTGGGTTTGGATTCTTAGTAGAATCTACATCTACAACACATACATACACTTTTCACAGATTAGTACCAAAAGCTACAGAAGTTACAACCGTAGCAAGTAATATATCAAATATAAACTCTGTTGTAAGTAATATTACTAATATAAACGCAGTTGCAAATAATCAAACTAATATAAACGCAGTTAATAGTAATTCATCTAACATTAACTCAGCGGTTAGCAACGCATCTAACATTAACAGTGCAGTTAGTAACGCAAGTAATATAAACTCTGCTGTAAGTAATGCGTCTAATATTACCACCGTAGCGACTAATAATACAAACGTCACTACTGTTGCTACAAATATAAGTAATGTAAACTCTGTTGCAGGTGCTTTAGATGCTACTCAAACATATACAGTTACTGTACAAAGCGTAAGTGGTAGTAATAAGTACTTTATTGACGGAACACAGAATCCTGTTTTAACTTTAGCTAGAGGATCAACTTATGTATTTGATTTGTCCGCAAGCAGTAACTCTGGTCATCCTTTACTAATTAGAACTGCTGCTGATGCTGCATATACTTCAGGTGTAACAAGTAATGGTACCGCTGGTAATCCAGCTGCTAATGTAACTTTTGTTGTTCCAGATAACGCTCCTAGCTCATTAAAATATTACTGTTCATCACACGGTAATGCAATGGGTAATACGATTACAGTTGTTGATGACCGTATCGATGTAGTAGCAACTAATATTACAAATGTTAATAACACTGGAAACTCAATAGCAAATGTTAATACTGTTGCTAACAATATAACTAAGGTTACTCATGTTTCAGATAATATTAGTGACGTAAGTAATTTTTCTGACAAATATCAGATTGCTTCTAGTAACCCATCAACCAGAGCTGACAGTTCAAGTTTACAAGAAGGTGATTTATATTTCAACACTTCCGCTGATGAACTTAAGGTTTATAACGGTGGTGCTTGGCAAGGTGGTGTAACAGCTACAGGTAACTTTGCAGTTACAACTGGTAATACATTTACTGGTAGTAATATACATAATGACAACGTAAAGTCTATATACGGTACAGGGTCAGACTTTGATGTTTATTTTAATGGTACAAATGCAAGACTTGATAATAAAGGTTTAAGTGGTCATTTAAGTATAAGATCTAATAATTTTGATCTAAGTAAATATACAAACGGAAGTAAATATATTCAAGGTCTTAATGGCGTAACAGAACTGTATCACGATAACAGTAAAAAGCTTGAGACTACAAGCACAGGCGTACAGGTAACAGGTAACGTTGTAGTATCAGGAATGGTCGACGGTAGAGACGTAGCTGCTGACGGTACTAAATTAGATACCATTGAAACTTCGGCTACAGCAGATCAGACAGCAGCAGAAATCAAAACTTTATTTCAATCTAGTAAATTAACTAACGCAGAGATTGCTGATGATACAATTGGTGCAGCTCAACTTGCACATACCGCTGTTACAGCTGGTAGCTATGGTTCTGCTACAGCAATACCTGCTATTACAGTTGATGCTCAAGGTCGTATTACAGCTGCAAGTACAAATTCAGTTAACACAACTACAAACTTAAGTTTTTCGGCAGGTACAGGATCAGTTACTGTATTAAGTAGTAACGGAAATGATGCAACTATACCAGAAGCTTCAAGCTCTGCTGCTGGTGTTATGTCAACAGCACACCACGACAAACTTGATGGTATTGCAGCTGGTGCAAACTTAGTTCAGTATACAAGTCAATTAGTTAATAACTCTGGTTTTATTACAAGTTTTACTAACAACTATCTTTCTGGTGGATCATTCAGTGGTGGTACTTTAACTCTAAACAGATCTGGTTTAGGTAATGTAACTATTACTGGTATCGGAACAAGTACATTTAACGGTGATTATAATAGTTTATCTAATAAACCAACAATACCTTCAAATAATAACCAGTTAACTAACGGTGCTGGTTATATAACAACATCTGGTAGTGCAGGTACACTACAGGGTATGTATCGTTCATTTACGGGTGGTAAGACTTTTTATGATTCAATTCCATGGATTTCAACTGGAGGTGTTATGGAATTGGGACACCGTATTGACTTTCATACTTCTGACAGTAACGCAACTGACTTTGCACCTAGTTTAGGTACAGCTGGTGGACAATTACGAGTTAATGGTCTTAACGTGTTGTATTCTGATGATAACGAGGTTTATAGTTTTGGTTATGTAGGCGGAGCAGGTCAATATTTATACTTTGCAAGTGCTGGTGGAACTAAAGGTGTTAATATTTGGAACTCAGATGCATCACTAAAAGAAAATATAGTTGATTCTGATTATGATGCAATATCAACAATTAAAGGACTTAAATTTAGAGACTTTGATTGGAAAGAATCAGAAGGAGGTCATCACGTAGATTGTGGTGTGGTTGCACAAGAAGTAGAAACAGTAGACTCTTCTTTAGTAATAACTCCTCCAGACGTTACATACCTTAATCCAAATTATCAAGAGCCAAGTAAAGGTACAAAGAGTATTGATACAGGCAGAATGGTAAGTATATCTGCTAAAGCATTACAAGATATAATTGCAAAAGTAGAAGTTTTAGAAGCAAAAGTTGCTGCATTAGAGGCTGGCTAAATGGAAATACCCACCATGATTCTACCCGATGCTGTTGACTTTCCTAATTTCGAGTTTGAACTACCTATAGGAAACATACCACAGTATACTCCTTTGGTAGTTCCACCAAGCGATTTACGATCTCCGTCAGGAGTTGTACCGCAAACAAGTACAAGTGAAAGTCAGACACCATCTGGTATGTCACAAGTTAATATACCTATCATGAATGTAAAGGTACCAGTACCAGAAAGCGAAATATTGATTACAGCTGGAACTACAGCAGTAATCTCAGTAGCTGCCACCCTTTCTGCTACAGCAGCTTTTAAGTGGTTAGTTAAGATTCTAAAACCTATATTAAAAATGTTATGGAAAAAGATAAGTGGAAACAAAAAACCTAAAACCTGACGAACCAAAGAAAGGTTTACTAACAAAATTAAAAGAAAATGTTGATGACCACGATGAACAAATGCAGATCCTCGGTGCAATGGTACGCTTGGGTGTTGTCATTTGGTCAGGATTTATCATCACTTTAAACTATGTCGAGTTGCCTATGGTCAAGAAACCTCTAGGGGCATCATCCGACATTACCTTTGTTGCATCAATTTTTACTGGAGCCCTAGCAACCTTCGGTTTGTCTACAGGCAATACTAAAAAGAATGGCAACACACCAACAACAACTAAACCAAAACAATGAAGACATGGATTCTTCTCTTAGCATTGTTGTCACCCGCAATCGCAAGAGCAAACACAATAACCCCGAACTTTACACAGGGGTCAATGAACTCAACGACAACAACAACTCAAACAGTAAAAGAAGTTTCAAAAACACAAAAGTTTGGAGCAGAGGTCAAAAGCTGGTCTGGAACAAATGTAGAACCTTCTGGAAACATCAAAGCAGCAGATACAACTTTCGCCGTCAAAGACGTAACGAAGGATTGGACACTAGAAACAACATCAAGAGCTGCTGGTCTAGTAGAACAGATAGACGCAACAACAGATTGGACTATAAATACTACTATTACATCCTTGTCGGTCTTCTCACAATAGGTTCAGTACCTGTTTTAGCAGAAGATGCACCTGAGTCAGAAGTTAATAATACTTCCAACCCGGTTGCAGCCGCAACAGGCAACGTAACTAACAGTGCGGTGCAGTTCCAAAACAATGGAGCACCGTCACGACAAAACTATGGTGGCGGAATCTCATGTAATGGGTCAACCATGACCTTTTCACCTTTTTACATGGGAAACCATATTAATCCATATTCTGAAAAAGAAGGTCTAGATGGTTTATACCCATCAAGTTATCAACTTAACGAAAACTGGGGATTCCAAGTTAACTTTATGATTCCTCTTGATAAGCGAGGCTTAGAGCAATGCAGACGCATAGCTAAAAGGCAAGAAGAAAAGATGAGATTAGATCATGAGCTGGTACGTGCTCTTAAATGTGCCGAGTTACAACAGAAAGGATTTACTTTTAGACCTGAGACACGTGTTGCACATCTATGTTCAGACGTGGTTCCGATTCAAGCG